TATACCAATTGAATTGGATTTGCTAGAGAAGGCTAGGTCGCACGTAAATCAATATAGCTATCGTGAAGTAGCAAACTGGTTGAGTACGCAGACTGGCAGATACATCTCGCATGTAGGTTTGAGGAAAAGATTAACGAATGAGCGAAGACGTAAGAATCAAGCTGCAAGCCTCCGCAAGTGGGCAGAGTATGCGGAAAAGGCAATCGCCAAAGCGGAAGAAATCCACACGCAAAGAACAGGCTCCAGAGCCAACAGCTAAAGTAAAAGAAGTTTCATATGAAACACAAAGCATAGAAGAACATGCTAATGTGTTGTTCAAGCCAAACCCCGGACCACAGACGGAGTTCTTGGCTGCAAGTGAACGAGAAGTTTTGTATGGTGGTTCTGCAGGTGGTGGCAAAAGCTATGCCATGCTTGCAGACCCCTTGCGATACATGGGGCATCCACAGTTTAGTGGGCTTCTGCTGCGACACACCACAGAGGAGTTGCGCGAACTTATATTTAAGTCGCAGGAGTTGTACCCAAAAATCTGGCCCGGTATAAAGTGGTCAGAGAGAAAGATGCAGTGGACTGCGCCATCTGGTGCAAGGTTGTGGATGTCTTACCTAGATAGGGATGAAGATGTCTTGCGCTATCAGGGTCTGGCTTTTAGCTGGATAGGCTTTGACGAGTTGACACAATGGGCCACACCGTATGCATGGAACTACATGCGGTCACGTCTACGGTCCACTGCAAGCGACTTGCCAATTTTTATGAGGGCTACGACCAACCCCGGCGGCAGAGGTCATCAGTGGGTTAAGAAGATGTTTATTGACCCTGCAGCGTATAATAGAGCCTTTGATGCAACCGATATTGAAACAACCGAAGTCCTACGGTATCCAGCAGGACATAGCAAGGCAGGAAAACCTTTATTTAAAAGAAGATTTATTCCAGCGAGACTTTCTGATAACCCATACCTTGCGCAAGCAGGTGATTACGAAGCCATGCTTCTCTCTCTACCAGAGCAACAAAGAAGGCAACTTCTTGAAGGTGATTGGGATATTAAAGAAGGAGCAGCGTTTACTGAGTTTGATAGGCGGGTTCATGTTGTTGAACCTTATCGTATACCTAGTAACTGGGTTAAGTTTCGCGCTTGCGATTATGGCTACGGTAGCTATAGTGGTGTTATTTGGTTTGCCGTTGCGCCTTCTGAGCAACTTGTGGTATATAGAGAACTGTACGTTTCTAAAGTCCTTGCCACAGACTTGGCAGATATGATTCTGGATGTGGAAGCAGAAGATGGTAATATTAAGTACGGTGTTTTGGATAGCTCTCTGTGGCATAAACGTGGCGATACTGGTCCTTCTTTGGCAGAACAAATGATTAGTAAGGGTTGCCGCTGGCGTCCATCAGATAGAAGTAGGGGCAGCAGGGTAGCTGGTAAAAACGAAATACATAGGCGTTTACAGATAGACGAATTTACAGAGGAACCTAGACTTGTTTTCTTTAATACTTGCTCACATGTCATATCCCAATTACCCGCCATACCGTTGGACAAGAAAAACCCGGAAGACGTGGATACAAAGAGTGAAGACCACTTGTATGATGCGCTAAGATATGGTATAATGTCTAGACCAAGATTTAGTATATTTGATTATGATCCTATGGGTAGACCCAGCGTGGGTATGCAGGTAGCCGATTCTACATTCGGATATTAAGAAGTAAAGGAAGTATAATGGCTGAAGATGAAATTATGATTGAAGACGATGCTATTGCATTAGACGATACAGATGAGTCAGAAGTTGAAGATAATGATGTATCCAGTATTATTCCATTTATTGTAGAACGGTATAATCGTGCAGAAGACTATAGGTATCAGGATGAATCAAGATGGCTAAGAGCCTACCGTAATTATCGTGGGTTGTATAGTCCAGATGTGCAATTTACAGAAGCGGAGAAGTCTCGTGTATTTATCAAAGTTACTAAAACTAAAACATTGGCTGCATACAGTCAAATCGTGGATGTCCTTTTTGCTAACAACAAGTTCCCTTTGTCTATTGAACCCACTGAGCTTCCTGAAGGAGTTGTGGAAGATGTTCACTTTGATCCTAAAGAACCTGAAGAACTACGTGGTGATGCCGATTTGGAATCGCCTTATGGCTTTGCAGACGATGGTAAAGAGTTTCCTAAAGGGGCTACGGAAAGATCACTCCAAGAAAAGTTAGGTGTATTCCAGAATAAACTAGAAGGTGTATCTGATAAACTTAAAGCTGGCCCCGGCAAAACACCAACAGCTATTGAGTTTAGCCCAGCTATGGTTGCGGCTAAAAAGATGCAAAAGAAAATACATGATCAGCTAGAAGAGTCAGGTGCTACTAAAAATTTAAGAAGTAGTGCATTTGAACTAGCTTTATTTGGCACAGGGATTATGAAGGGGCCATTTGCCACAGATAAGGAGTATCCTAACTGGGGAGATGATGGTCAATATGATCCTATGTTTAAAACAGTGCCACAGGTATCTCATGTATCATGTTGGAACTTTTATCCAGATCCGGATGCCAACAACATGGATGAGGCACAGTTTGCAATTGAAAGACATAAGATGTCAAGATCACAACTACGTGGTCTGAAAAAGCGTCCATACTTCCGCGACACTGTAATTGATGAGTGTATCGCAATGGGAGAAAACTATAACAAAAAATATTGGGAAGATGATTTAACAGACTATGCACCAGAACACGGCATAGAGCGTTTTGAAGTTCTTGAGTATTGGGGTATGGTAGATACCGACATGCTGGAAGAGCAAGGCGTTGAGATACCAGATGAACTAAAAGACTTTGATGAGCTACAGGCAAATGTATGGATATGTAACGGTAAGCTGTTACGCATGGTGCTTAACCCATTTAAGCCAGCTAAAATACCATACTGTGCTGCACCATATGAACTAAACCCATATTCATTCTTTGGCATTGGCATTGCAGAAAACATGGACGATACTCAAACGCTAATGAATGGTTTCATGCGTATGGCTGTAGACAACGCTGTGTTATCAGGCAATCTACTCATAGAAGTAGATGAGACTAACCTAGTGCCGGGTCAGGACATGTCTATCTATCCGGGCAAAGTATTCCGTAGACAATCTGGCGCACCGGGTCAGGCTATCTTTGGCACTAAGTTTCCAAACGTATCTGCAGAAAATATGCAGCTATTTGATAAAGCTAGACAGCTTGCTGATGAAAGCACTGGACTACCTAGCTTTGCTCATGGGCAGACAGGTATTACAGGTGTAGGACGTACAGCCTCTGGTATATCTATGCTAATGGGTGCCGCTAGTGGGCATATTAAAACAGTTATTAAGAATGTTGACGATTACCTTCTCCGTCCACTTGGAGAGGGTTTCTTTCGTTTCAACATGCAGTTTGATTTTGACAAAGAAATAAAAGGTGACTTAGAAGTTAAGGCACGTGGCACAGAAAGCCTTATGAAGAATGAAGTGCGTAGTCAACGCTTGATGCAGTTCTTACAGATAGCAAGTAGCCCTGCACTAGCACCCTTTGCTAAATTCCAGTATATTATTCGTGAGATTGCTAAGTCAATGGATTTAGATCCCGACAAAGTTACCAACAATATGAGTGAAGCCGCCCTGCAAGCAGAATTGATGAAACAGTTCCAAGGTGATCAGCCACAACCGGGCGCACCTGCTGGTGCAGATGCTATGGACCCAACTGGTGCTGGCGGCGGTAACATAGGTATGGGACAGGCTCCTGTACCGGGTGAACAAGGATTTAGTGGAAATGCACAACAACCTCAACCACAAGCAGATACTCAGCAGCCTCAAGCCGCTGGTGAACAACAAGCAGCAATGGGAAGCGTTCAATAGTTATATTGACCTTCTTATAGAACAACAACAACGTGCGTTAGAGCAATCAGATAACGCTATTATAATGCATAGATCACAGGGTGCTGTGGCAGCTTTACGCAGACTTAAAATGATACGAGATGAAATAAATGGCTAATCCCCGAAGAAGAACTAAAGGCGGTGAAAGACAAAGGACAGAGGGTCGTGTTGCTTTAAAAGACATGGCTCAGTTTGGAGCAGAATCTATACCGGGAGTTGGTGAGGTACTAGCTGCAAAAAGAGTTGGTGATGCCATAGAAGAAAAAGACTATGTAGGTGCTGGCATAGAAGCTGCTGCAGGTCTAGTGGGTCTTGTTCCGGGTGTGGGAGACTTAGCTGCTAGAGGCATTAGAAAGTTTCGTAAAACACGTAAAGCATACAAGTTATTTGTAAAGGGTGAGGATGGAGAACTATATCCTTTATTTGTTGATGCAAACCAACCTGTAAAAAAAGGAGAGTTTTTAGAAGCTAACTTTCCAGATGTAGCGTTTAAAGGTAAACGTAGTGCAAAGTCAAAAGAAAGTTTTTATGTGCCAACTAAAGGTGCAGAAAGAAAACCAACAAGATATTTTTTAGATGATAAAGAAATAACTAAAAGAGAATATAATAATTTAGGTCCAAATGCTAAACCTTTTGCAAGAGTTGAGCCGGGAGAAAAAGCAAAAGGTACAGGCACTTCTATAATGATACCAGATGAGGAGACTCGTCAGAAATTAATTGATGCTGGTTTTATAACAAACAAGGCACAAAGAACAAAAGAAGCTCCCTTTGGAAAAGTAACAGCAGTAGCGGCTCGTCCGGGTTGGCACTCAAGTCAAATGCCAGTAGCTACACATCTAGGACCAGAAGATTTAAAAATAACAAAAAAGGAAGCTGAAAAACTTTTAAAAGCAGGTATTGCTCCAGAAGCTATTATAAAGAAAAAAAATCAGTATTCTGTAAAAAGAAGAGCAGAAGACCAAGTATTTGCTGAAGTGGAAATGGCTGATGATGTTGATTATCAATCAATGTTGGCAGCAGAAGGTAAAACAGATATTAACGATAGAGTGCCTAGAGGTGGTAGCTATCGTTATTCAGACGGTCAAGCCGACAGTGACCAATGGGTTGTCGGCGGTGATATGAAAGTAAATAGAGAGCTTAGTAGAGAAGAAGCTAGAAAATTACAAGAAGAATTAGGTGTTAAAGATTTACCGTATAGAGATGAAGTAGAAGCCATATTAGGCAGAAAATTTGAATTTAACGAGGGTGGTTTAGCCATGTTTCAAGGTGTAGATGACTATATGCTGTCACAGACAGAACCAGAAAAAATGATGAAGCCTAAAGAGTTGATGATGGACAATGGCGGCATGGCAAAACAAATGGAACTTTTTAATGAAGGTGGGCTTTCTAAAAAAGATGAGGCTATTGAAGAGCTAGAGGAAGCAGGTGCAGAAAAGTTACAGGATAGGCAAGCCAAGTTTGATGAGTTAACTGAAATGCTTACTTCTGGCGAAGTAGAAAAAATGTCAGATGAAAAGAAAGCTGATTTTATAAAGCTATACAAGATGATGCGTAGCCAAGGTTTTAGCACTAAAGATCCACAAGCGGGTTTAAACGAGGGTGGCCTACTAGATGAGGGCGGTATGATTGACGAAGAGTCTGGCAACGATGTACCACCCGGTTCACTGCGAGAAGAAGTACGTGATGACATTCCTGCTCAACTTAGTGAGGGTGAGTTTGTATTCCCTGCAGATGTGGTGCGTTACATCGGTCTTGAAAACTTAATGCGTATGCGCCAAGAAGCAAAGCAGGGTCTTGCACAAATGGAAGCTATGGGTCAGATGGGTAACAGTGAAGAGGCTACTATGCCCGATGACTTGCCATTTGATATGTATGATTTAGACATTGAAGATGATGGTTTAAAAATGCAAGCTGGTGGTTTTGTAAATCCACAGACTGGCACGTTTACTATGCAACAACCTAGCACATTTAATGTCCAGTCTCAAGTTCCTACATATACACCCCCACCAATAACACCAGTGGTGCAGACTCCCACGACACCAAGTATACCCACTGTTGTTCCACCTACTGTGACTTTTCCAACTCAATCTCCTACAACAACTTTTGTAGATCAGATAGGAACAACCACTCCGGGTAAATACGATGAATTAAAAACATATTCAAATGAAGCAGGTCAAACTTTACAGATACCATTTATAGGTGGTAATCCTATTTATCCTATACCACCCGGATATACAGAAGGTACAAAAGCACCTGCGCAAACAACAACCCAGCCTACGACACAACCAATATTTCAACAACCACAAGAACCAGAAGGTGGTGACAGAGAAGATCCATCTCCCATAACAGGTGGACCTAAAAGCACAACAGGTGGGTTTAGTCTAGGTAATATAGGTTCCAGCATTAATACTAACGTAAATGATTTTATAGAAACGATTAGAGGTTCAAGACCTGACGTAATGAAAGATCCAAGTGATGCAACTAATATTACAAATGATGCTCTAGCTGCAATAGATGTTCCCGGTCTAAAAGGACCACAAGGTAATATTTATGAGAGCGCTGGTGTTACAAATAATTTCTTTGGGGGGGCTAGTAATATTACCCCTAGCAGTGAATTAGGAAAAGCAACAGCAAGCTTGGGATTTTTTCAAGCTCTTAGTCTATCACCAACAGGTGGAGCCACTGTAGCACTAGGTGATAAAGCTAATGAACTTCTTGGCACAGATTTTAACACGGCTGGTATAGATTTTAAGTCTGCTGCCATATCAGGTAATAAAGCTAGAGATACCGCATTGAATACTTTAGGTCTAGTTAGCATGAGTCAATTAGATGCCATAGATAATCCTGAAGTAAATGATGTAATAGGTCAAGCTATGAGAGCAGGTATGAAAGCATCAAGAGAGGGGAAAAATGCAGCAGAGGCCGTAAGTGCTGTTTTAAGTGGTGAAAAAGTAGAGGCACTAAAAGAAGGCATATATAATGATATAAAGTCCAACTACAACGCAGCTAAAAATCCGGGTATGTTAGGATTAGGCACTTATACAAATGCTGAATATTCAAGAGATTTGTCTGCTGACATAGCTAATATTGATGTCGCCCTAGATACTATTGGAGATTTCTTTTCAGACGAACCACCAACTGATGCAAATAAATCATTTAGAGAATCCTTTAGATCAGAAAATCCCCCCGGATCAGGTAACTTTGCATACGGTTTAACGGCAGCAGGTAATAAAGCTAAAAGACAACTTGAGGCAGTTAAAGCTAACAAAGTAGAGCAAAATAAAATAGCTAAAGAAAAGGCTGAACAGGAAGCTGCAGAGGCAGCAAGACGAGAAGCAGAAAGAGCAGTGCGAGAAAGCAGAAGGACGGGAACCTATGGTGGTGGAGACACTGGTGGTGGTGATGGTGGTTACGGAATTGATGATGGAAAAACAGACATTGATAGGGAAACAGAAGCTGCTGGAGGCTTTGAAAGTGCATTTAAATCTGGCGGTCTAGCCAAACAGATGAAGCGAAGTGGATTAGCTTCTAAAAAATAATCCACAATATGTTGGCTACCTAATCCCCCACCCCGTGGCTACGGTTGGCCCCAACGAAAGGAAGTACAATGGCTGAAGAAGCTACAATCATGGCTGAAGAAATGAAGCCGCAAAGAAAAGTTGCGTTTGCAAATCGTAAGTATACTAACGAAGAAAAACGCAAGATGGAAGAAGAAGAACTAGAACAGTTGATAAAGGAACAGAAGGGAGAGGTAGAACAAGAAGCTGCTAAACCCGAAGAAGCTGAACCTACTAGTGCAGAAGAGAAAACATTTAAAAAGCGTTACTCTGATCTGCGCAGACATCAACAACAGCAAGCTGAAGATTTTAAGAAAGAGATTGAAAGTCTTAAAAGTCAACTAAGTCAAGCTGCACAGAAAGAAATGAAACTGCCTAAGTCTGATGAGGACATTGAACAGTGGGCAGCAGACTATCCAGATGTAGCAGCGATAGTTGAGACAATTGCCATGAAGAAAGCTAAAGAGCAATCTACTGCTCTTGAAGAACGCATGAAGGCAATTGATGAGCTACAGACTACTGCGACAAAAGAAAAAGCAGAAGCAGAACTAATGCGTATGCACCCTGACTTTGGTGAGATACGTGACAGTGACGAGTTTCACAACTGGGCAGAAGAACAGCCTAAGTGGGTACAAGATGCACTGTACGACAATGACAACGATGCACGTTCTGCTGCTAGAGCTATTGATTTGTACAAAGCTGACATGGGCATCAAAGAAAAGCCTAAGTCAGACAAAGCAGCAGCTAAATCCGTAGCTACTAAAAACACACGTAGTAAGCCACAACAGGACGAAACGACTAATTACTTAAAAGAGTCTGATGTTCAAAAAATGTCACCGCAACAATATGAAAAAGAAGCGGATAACATTATGGAAGCGATACGTAGTGGTAAATTTATTTACGACATTTCAGGGTCAGCACGATGAGTATCATCTTTACTCCTGAAAAAGACACGCAGTTATTTGCACCCTTTGGGCCTACGATGGGATATTATCGTATGCCAGATGAGTTGGTAGATAAACTAAATGATAAAATGTCTGCCAGACTAGAAGACTACTCTGATCAACTTGTAGGTAAAGTTTCTGAAGAGTTAGCTTTTGATGATGAGATTATACGTATTGCTCAAGAAGGTTTAGGGCAGTTTGTAGGCAAATATCAAAACTATACAGAGTATAGAAACTCTATGGGTGCAAAAACTTTAGATACAGAGAATAACAACTATGGATTACAAATAGCTTCAGGTTGGTTTGTACGTCAGTTTGAAAATGAATATAATCCATTACATATTCACACAGGTGCTAGACTATCTTGTGTGGGTTACTTAAAACTTCCTGATGGAATAGAAGAAGAATGGGAAGAAGATTACAAAGATCATCATCCTGCTAACGGACACATACAGTTTGCATACGGAACAGCTTCAGGCTATACCTGTACAAACTTTATAATAAAACCACAAGTGGGTGATTTCTACGTGTTTCCATCACAACTATTTCACTGTGTTTATCCTTTTTATACGAAGGGTGAGCGCAGGTCTTTCAGCATGAATATGAACTTTATTGAAGTGCCGAAAGAGAAAAGTGTTGACAAATAGTTATTTATCAGTATAACTATAGTCACAAAGATAGTGTAACTTTATTGCGCACCTAGTTACACTTTATTAGCAAACCGCAAAGTCTTACGGATCACCTGATTAACAAGGCCCGTTGTGTAGTAGGGCGGCCACCTTATTATAGAACGCACCCAAGTAAATCAGCCTCTAAAAGTCTCGTGAGTTTGCATCTGTCAAAATGCTAATTAGGAGAATTTGAAATGGCATTTACTACCGCATCGGGATATGGTAATCTTCCCAACGGTAATTTCTCCCCTATTATCTACAGCAAACAGGTGCAACTTGCTTTCCGCAAGAGTGCTGTTGCTGAAGCTATCACCAATAATGACTACTTTGGTGAGATTGCACAAATGGGAGATTCCGTTAAGATTATCAAGGAACCCGAAATCACCGTTAAGGCGTATGCGCGTGGTACAACTATTACCCCGCAAGACCTTGACGATGAAGATTTCAACCTAACAATTGACAAAGCTAACTACTTTGCATTTAAGGTTGATGACATTGAAGAGGCGCACTCACACGTGAACTTCCAAGCTCTGGCAAGTGACCGTGCTGCGTATCGCCTAGCCGACCAGTTTGACCAAGACGTTCTTGGCTATATGTGCGGCTTTAAGCAATCATCTCTTCACAGTGTTGCTGACACAGCAAATACTACTGTGAATGGATCAAAGGCAATTTCTACAGCAGGGACTAACGAACTGCTGGCTGAAATGCAAGTTGACGCCAATGACTTTGGTGGATCAGCAGACAATGGTATTGGTATTCAGCCACGCCTACCGGGTGCTTCTGCAGTACCGGGTTCAGGTAATGCTAACCCAACCATGATTATTGCTCGTATGGCTCGTAAGCTAGACCAGCAAAATGTTGATACGCAAGGCCGCTGGCTCGTTGTTAACCCAGTCTTCTTGGAGATCTTGAAAGACGAAGATTCAAAACTTCTGAACCAAGACTACGGTGAGTCTGGTGGACTTCGTAACGGACTTGTTGTTAATAATCTGCACGGCTTCCAAGTGTATGTTTCAAACAACCTGCCAGAAATTGGAACAGGCTCTGCTACCACAGGTGGCACGAACTCTTCTAACTTCGGTGTGATTGTTGGTGGACATTCATCTGCTGTTGCTACTGCAGAGCAAATCAACAAGACTGAGACATATCGTGACCCTGACAGCTTCGCTGATATTGTTCGTGGTATGCATTTGTATGGGCGCAAGATTCTCCGACCAGAGGCTCTTGTTAATGCCCGGTTCTGCTTAGTGTAAGGGAGGATTGAGTTATGGCTCTAGGTGATAATACTACTTCCGTAGCACGTGGCAATGACGCACGTGGTCGTAAGCCTTACTTGCTTTCAGCAGAGTTAAACTTTGCAACTGCTGCAAGTGACAAGGGTACAGCCCTCGCTGCTAACGATGTTATTCCGGGTTTGACTATCCCTGCGAATACCCTCATCATGTGTGCTGGTTTTGAAGTAACGTCTGCTCATACAGGCACTTCAACCGATACAGATTTTGACTTCGGTATTACAGGTGGTGACTTGGATAACTTCGTTGATGGTTTTGATTTTGATGGCGCATCAGTAGGTGATTACGCTTTTAAGGCAGGTCAAACTCCTGTTCTTATCGGTGGCACTTCTGATACCATTGATATTGAAATTCAAGCAATGACAGGTACAACAACAGGCGGTAAGATCCGCATGTTTGCTGTCTGCTTGGACGTGGACGATCCGGGCGACATGACTGCTCAAGAGGTAGACCGCGATCAACTCGCGTAATCTTATGTGAAGGGGCAGGGCAACTTGCCCCCTCACTACATCTGATTAAAGAGAAACAAACACATGGCTGAATCATTTCTAACAATAACGAATAAAGTTCTGGCACGTTTAAATGAAGTAGAGTTAACATCTTCTACGTTTGCTACATCTCGTGGTATACAGACACAAGCAAAAAACGCAGTCAATGAATCTATAAGATATATTAATCAAAGGGAATTTAACTATCCGTTTAATCACTCTACTCAATCAGATACATTAACTGCTGGGGTGGTTCGCTATAGCATACCTACTACAGCAAAAACAGTTGACTATAATACATTTAGAATTGTAAAAGATCAAGCTGCTGGTATTGTAGGTGGTCGTTTACGTAAACTAGACTACAATGAATATCTTAATTTATATAGTGAGCAAGAAGATGATATTGTCTCTACAACATTAAATGGCTCACACTCTGCAGGTGTGACAACTTTAACGCTTACATCTACAACGGGACTAGATACTACAGGTAAAGTTCATATAGGGAGTGAGATAATAACATATACAGGAATATTAGGTAATGATATAACTGGCTGTACTAGAGGGGCTGAAAGCACTACTGCTGCAGCACACGCTGATGGAACCACGGTGACTCAATTTGAAGAGGGTAGTAGACCAGATTTTATTGTTAGGACGCTAGACAACAATTATTTATTACACCCTTATCCAGACAAAGCATATACACTAAAGTATGACTTCTTTACTTTTCCTAGTGACATGTCGGCACATGGAGACACTACAACCATACCCGACAGATTTGCACCCGTAATTGTAGACGGTGCTTGTGCCTTTGTATATCAGTACAGGGGAGAGGCGCAACAGTATGGAATAAACTTTGCTAGGTTTGAACAAGGCATTAAAAATATGCAAACACTCTTAGTAAATAAATTTGAATATGTACGCTCAACTTATATACCACATACTGGTAATACACGAGGTGCCACAAACGTAAGGGCTGAATAATGGCAGACATAGTACCTTTCGCTTTCAACTGTGAAGGTGGTCTAGTATTAAACCGTTCTACATTTATCATGGAACCCGGTCAAGCACTAGAGCTTACAAACTTTGAGCCTGACGTTGAGGGTGGTTATAGAAGAATAAACGGTTTTACAAAACATGTAAACCAACAAGTACCAGAGGACGCAGATCCAACTGAAAGCGTCACTATGGTTGCATTGTTTAATAACTTTGTACTAGCAGCTAGAGGTAGATTGATATATAGTTCAGCTTCTACCACTTTATCTTTAAAGATAGATTCAAGCACTGGTATGACGGGTTCAGGTACAATTAACGTAGGGGATACGACTTCTTTTAGTGCAAGCGGAACAATACAAATTAACTCCGAAATATTTACTTATACTGGTAAGTCGGCAACTCAGTTTACGGGTGTAACAAGAGCAACAAGTAGCACTACAGCGGCAAATCATGCCGCTACAGATGTAGTGTCAGAGTCTTGGACAGTTAGAGACAACGGTAGAACTGGAGCTTTAAAATATCAGTTTGAAAGATTTAACTTTGATGGAACTGATAAAATTGTAGTTGTTGATCAGGTTAATGCACCTACAGTATTCAACGCTTCTTTATCTGCAACAGATGTAAGTGATAGTAGTGTAGCTGGTTCTAAATTTGTGGCTTCTTTTAAAAACCACATGTTTTATGCTGGTAAATCAAGCACACCACAAGAAATAGTTTTTAGTGAGCCATTTAATGAGGACGGTTTTAATTCTGGTAGTGGTGCAGGTAGTTTAAAAGTTGACGATACTATTACAGGTCTTAAAGTTTTCCGAGATGACTTGTTTGTATTTTGTGAAAACAGAATATTTAAATTATCTGGAACGTCTAGTTCAGACTTTGCTGTTACGGCAGTTACTCGTGATATTGGCTGCATCAACGGATTTACTATACAAGAATTTGCGGGTGACTTAATATTCTTAGGGCCAGATGGTTTAAGAACAATTGCTGGTACTGCAAGAATTGGTGACGTTGAACTTGGTACTATTAGTGGTGCAGTACAGTCTATTTTTAGAGAAAATTTAGAAGACGCAGATAATTTTGACTCATTAGTTATACCTGACAAAACACAGTATAGAATATTTTTTAGTAAGGATAGCACAGAAGCAGCGACTAAAGGTGTAATGTGTGTTATGAAAAGCACAGGTTTTGAGTTTGCTGAATTAAAAGGTATTAAACCTTCATCCACAGATAGTGTTGTTGAAAATGGAGAAGTCATACCTGTGCATGGCGGGTTTGATGGATTTGTTTATAGGCAAGACAGGGGTAACACATTTGACGGTGCTTTAATATTAGCTAAGTACAGAAGTCCTGACATAACTTTCGGAGATCCGGGTGTTAGAAAATACATGCAAAGAGTTAATATTAACTACGCTCCTGAGTCTACTATAGATGCAGACATGTTTGTTCGTTATGATTATGAATCTGCTCAATCATCTAGACCAGCAGCATATCCGTTAGACAGTTTAAATGTTGGTGGTATATATGGATCATCAACGTATGGAACTACATCATACGGTGGACCTTCACAACCAATTGTGCGTAAAGCAGTAGAGGGTTCTGGTTTTGCTGTAGCTTTACGAGTAGAAGATGGGGCTACAAGCACAGCACCATATTCATTAAAAGGATTTCAAATGGAATATCAATTAGGGGCTAGAAGATAATGGGTGCAACTTATACAAGACAATCCACGTATTCAGATGGCGATACTATTACCGCCGCACACACCAATGATGAATTTGACCAGCTAGTCGCTGCTTTTGCAGCCAGCACAGGACATACACACGATGGAACTACTGGTGAGGGTGGGCCTATCACCGCGCTTGCGACAAACTCAATTACGTTTGGTACAGGTGCAGACACAGATATTGCCATAACATTTGATGCAAATACTAGTGATGGTGTGTTGACGTGGAAGGAAGATGAAGACTACTTTGAGTTTTCTGATGACATACTAATGTCTACTACAGAGAAGCTACAATTTAGAGACACGGCATTATATATTAATTCTAGCACAGACGGACAACTAGATATTGTAGCAGATACAGAAGTACAGATAGCAGCTACAACAATTGATATAAATGGTAACGTAGACATATCTGGAACTTTGACAATTGGTAGTGCGGGTATATCTGAAGCGGAGTTAGAAATACTAGATGGTGCAAGTGTTACCACGACAGAATTAAACATTCTGGATGGCGATACTAGCATAGGAACAACTGCTGTATCTGATGGACACGGTATTGTAATGAATCATGGCGGCACTATGGCACAAACCACAGTGCAAACTCTTGCTGCTTACTTAGATGATGAAATTACAGCCATGCCTAACCTAACATCTGTAGGCACTTTAACTACGCTAACTGTTGACAATATTATTATCAACGGAACTAATATAGGTCACACATCAGATACAGATGCTATAGCCATTGCCTCTGGTGGAGATGTTACATTTTCTCAGAATGTAGTTATTACAGGAGATTTGACTGTCTCTGGTGATGATATAACTATGGGTACTAACACTGCTGGCAATTTGCTTATTGCAGATGGCACTAACTTTAATTCTGTAGCTGTAGGAAGTTTATCAGAAATATCAACTGTAGAAAACGATGATGTGCTTATCGCTGTAGATACGTCTAGTGGTGGGTTAAAAAGAATAACACGATCTACGTTGGTTGCAGGGATTGCATCTGGTAGTGAAATTAGTAACGTGGTTGAGGATACATCCCCTCAACTTGGTGGTAACTTGGATACGAATAGCCACAATATTTTAATTGATGACGCACATTTTATTGGTGATGAAAACGGCAATGAACAGATTATATTTCAGACGACTAGCTCTGCGGTTAATCAGTTTGATGTAACAAACGCTGCAACTGGCAATGCACCAAAACTATCAGCTACTGGTGGTGATACTAATATTGATTTAGAGTTGGAGAGTAAAGGCACAGGGCATATTACTATATTAGGTAGAAGCGGTTCTGGTAACGAGGGTGCCATACAATTCAACTGTGAAAATAACAGTCATGGACAAATAGTTAAAGCACAACCTCATAGTGCAAGTGTAACTAACACGATGTTGCTTCCAGCAGGTAGCAGTTCTACTCTTGTATCGCTTGTATCAACTGATACATTAGAAAATAAAACACTTACTACTCCTATAATAAATGCTGGCGCACAATTAAAGAACGGTGCAACAAGTGCTGGCTTTTTAGAGTTTTTTGAAGACAGTGATAATGGCACAAATAAAGTTACTCTTATCGGACCAGCATCAACAGCAGATGTGACAGTAACTTTGCCCTCTAGTGCGGGTACAGTTGCCCTAACATCAGATGTTCCATCAAGCGGTATATCAAGTGGCAACGTAGCTACCTTTACAAGTGGTGTTGCAGACGATGACTTCTTACGTATTGATGGCACCTCTGTAGAAGGGCGGTCTGCTTCAGAGGTTAGATCAGATCTTGGATTAGCTGCATCTGCAACAACAGATACAACTGACGCAAGTAACATTGGTTCAGGAACATTAGCCGCTGCTAGAATGGCCGCTGCACAAACAGCTATCACATCTATACTGGCAACAGATTTAAAACTAGGTGAAGATAACGAAACCAAGATTGACTTTGAAACTGCAGACGAAATACATTTTTACGCTGCAAATGCTGAACAAGTATTTGTATCGGATGGCGTCTTTGGTCCACAGACAGATAGTGATGTTGACTTAGGTACAACAGGTGCAAGGTTTAAGGATGCTTTTGTTGACAGTGTAACTGTTACGGGAGATGTGGCTGTGGGTGATGACATCACAGTTACAGGCAGAGCGGTTGGAAGCCAAGATGCTGATCAAGCCACTAGTGGTGCTGGCGGCACAATTACTATGGATTTAGCTGATCATAACAACTTTGAAATAAGTGTAGGACACACTGTTACGCTTACCTTTAGTAATCAAACTGTGGGACAAACGGGTTGTATCTTTTTAGACAAAACTAGTGCGGATGCTGTGAGTTTCAATACGATAGTTTCTGTTAACGCATCTTCACAAGCGGCTTTGTCTACTGCTGGAGTTTATATGTTGACATACATGGTAAAGGCTGCGTCAGGCACAGGAAGCATTTTAGTTTCTGTATCAGGTGCATTGACTGCAGACGGATAAAGGCAAGAAGTATGAGTTTATTACATGGAGTAGGTTCGGGACTTGGTGGTGCGGGTGATTCTGGCGGTGCGCTAGGTTCGTTTTATGGCCACACCCTTGATCAGTCTTTACGCTTTAATGATGATGATGATGCAAACATAAAACGTGATATTACCACTTCAGGTAATAGAAAAACATGGACTTGGAGTGCTTGGGTTAAAAGGGGAAATTTAGGTAGTGATCAATATTTATTTACTGATGGCAAATCCAGTTCCTTAAGTAGTTTTAATTTTGATACTAATGACAAACTTTACGTTCAGTTACGCGCTGGTGGTGCATCCAAGTACAAACTCACTAATCAGGTGTTTCGTGATGTTTCAGCTTGGTATCATTTTGTGTGGCGCGTAGATACAACACAATCAACTGCTGAGGACAGAAGCCGTGTTTATGTTAATGGAACACAGATAACATCTTGGAGTACAGAGCAAAATGTCAGCCAAGATACTGACTCAACAATTAATGAGTCTGGCAATGATCATTTGATTGGGGGTTACAGTAGCGGCACTTCAAGAAATTTTGATGGTTACATGGCAGAAATCAATTTTATTGATGGCACAAGCTATGGTCCAGACACTTTCGGTGAGACGAAAGACGGAGTGTGGATTCCAAAAGAGGTATCAGGCGTATCATACGGAACCAATGGTTTTTATTTGCCGTTTTCGCATGACACTGTATCCGAAGGGTTTACACCTGTTTTATATGAAGGCACAAGAGTAGCTGACACTATAGTTAAGGGTGTTGGCTTTACTCCAGATTTAGTGTGGGCAAAACGAAGAGACGGTGTACAGGAAGGCAGAATCACAGATAGTGTTAGAGGTCTTAACAGACAATTAAGACCAGCGGCAACCAACATAGAAACCACTTTTTCAAATGCTGTGACGAGTTTTGATCCTGATGGATTTACTCTTGGCGTAGATACAAGCTCCGGGACTCAAAGTTTTAACTATTATCAAGATAGTCACGTTGCTTGGTGTTGGGAAGCTGGTGGTGCGCCTACAGCAACTAACAGTGCTGGTGCAGGGGCCACCCCAACAGCAGGGTCAGTTAAAATAGATGGTTCTAATCTTGGTTCTGCATTAGCTGGTACAATACCAGCAACTAAATTGACAGCTAATACGACAAAAGGTTTTAGTATTGTGTCTTATACTGGCACAGGTTCTAACGGAACTATTGCTCACGGTTTGTCTAGTGCGCCAGAAATGATAATTATTAAAGCGAGATCAAGGGCTGAGGCTTGGCTTGTGTATCATAAATTTGACGGTGGCACAGATGGTAGGTCATTTTTGAACTTGGACGTTGCTAATGCTAAATTTGACAACGGGCCGGGAAGTTACTTTCAAGATACGCCGCCAACTTCAAGTGTGTTTTATCAAAACACTTCAAGTTATAATCAAAACACAGATACATATATAGCCTACTGTTGGCACTCTGTTTCTGGCTATTCAAAATTTGGTTCGTACACTGGGTCAGGATCTAGTGGGAAAGCAGTTACAGGTTTAGGGTTTAGACCTGTGTTTGTAATGGTAAAACGCACAGACTCTAGTGGTGGCTGGCATGTGTTTGACAGTGTAAGATTCCCAAGCAACCCAATAGATAAACGGCTTGAGTGGGATAACG